GCAAATTCTTTGCTTCAGTTGTAAAAAGTTGCAATACAAATTTACAATCATTGACAGTTTGATTATATGTAGATAATGATGCTGAAATTTCAGACATATCAAATTTAACAATTGCACGAGATTTTAATAAAGTAGAACCATCGGTACCTAAACGTTTTCCAACTTCTAGTATTTCATCTAATCCAGTATTGTATGTTGGTAATGCTTCATACAATGTTGCATCTTTATTTGCATAAAATATTCTAAACATTATGTTCCTTAAAAGTTAACTACGCGGCCTTTAATATCTTGATTTGGAAATTTAACTTCAAATATACTAGGATCTAACGACGGATATATAATTCCATTTTTTGTAGCAGATGCTAAATCATAAACATTTCCAGAATATCCAAATGTAGTATCATATAAATTATTAAATGTAACATTAACTAAGTTTTGTACACCACTTACGTTTGAAATAATATTCATTACTTCCGTTTTAATAACCGGCTGATTGATCTGCCAACGATCTACATCAAAATATGTTTTTAATGTGTTTATACAATTCAATAATACTTCATTGCTATTATAATTTGACAATACAGAAATTTCAAATTGAACGCCGATATTAATTATAAATGCATCTTTAATATTAATTGCATCTGTTAATATTCTATAATGATTTAAATACGTTTTTAAATTTTCTTTGATTGCAGTGTTTAATGCAACCAATTGTTTATTTTCATTAAATCCTAAAACATACATATTAAGTGCTAATGGATTTGGCAAACGATTTTGCGTGTAATCTTCTTGTATTATTTGATCATCTGGTACGATATATGATTTTGAAATACTACCGTATTTTGCTGGCATCGAATATGCTCGTATGATATAATCATCCCGAGTTACCGTACGATTTTGTGTTGCAAAATTTGCTAATGCATTATTCTTAACATCTTGTAATGTATCAGAATTTTTTGCGCCAGTTGCAGGTATTGGATTTGTTACCGCTACTGTATTTTTAACAAAATTAAATATTGGAACCGATGCTGTAGAATTTACATCTTCATCATAATTAATTTGTTGTATATTTGTAAGAACATTTGCTACAACATTATCTGCAAGACCGTTACCAATTGTATAGGTAACAGTTAAAGTAGTATTAGCAGGTGCTTGGCCATATGTTCTTGTATATAAAAAGTTCGATGGATCAATATCAACATCTACTCCAACTCTAATACCTGCTAATCCATTTCCAACATTCGTAGGGTTTGGAATAATTTCTTCATCATTATTATCTGATACCCCAGCACCGAATTGTAATTCTAAAAGATTATCACTTCGTAATCTAGTAATAAATCTTTTTGCAGTACGTTTCATTTTTAATAAACTTGGCGATGTAGATCGATATTGATATAAATCCGGATCATTTTCTGCCAAATTTGGAATTGATTCAAAAATAGTATCTTGTGCTAAATATGGAACTTCATACCAATTATCACCATCTGATTCAGTTACTGAAATTATGTCAATAATATTTGATTCTGGTAAAACTATTTTATCATATGCAATAGGAGTGCCAAATGTAAATGACTTAGTAATAATTTCTCCCGAAACTGCTCTTACTTGTTTTTTTAATAAATAATAAGTGGGCTGTTTAGTAGCATCATCACTTTCGTAAATTGAAACTTCTGTTGTATCAAATGAAGAAGAAAATGCAAAATCTACAGAATCCAATGTTCGAAATACAGACGAACCATTAGTTGCAGAAACTTGCATACCAGGTTTAATTGAGAGTGCATATGTAAAATCAGGAGCAACATTAACGCCAGAGCCAATTGCAGGAACTAATTGAAATATATCTAAAGTTACATATGCAGGTATAGAATTTTTAGGTTGATATCCAAGCATTTTTGCAATATCAAAAACATTTCCTCGTTCCGTTGCTTGTTCTAATAATGATTCTTTTAAATTATTATCTGCATAATATGATAATACATCGCCAACATATGCAGATAATTCTAACATAATCATCCCTGATGATGCATCACTAAAATCAGTATATGTTGTAGGAAAATATTGTTTAGTAAATTCAATTAAGTTTCTTCGAATTTGACTAAAATCTTTACCTAAATAAGAAACATCTTTTTTTGTTTCCATGTTTTATCCTTACCCTTGCGTTATCTGTAATATGCCGCCATCATCAATAGCTAATATAAGTGTATTTAAATCTTCTAATTCGCCAGTTATCCATTCAATTCGTATTTCTACAGTATGAAGCATCGATGGATCATCTTCAATTGTTTTTATTTTAATTGCATTAATTGTAATTTCAGGTATCCATTGACTAACTTTTGGAATAATATATTCTTCAATATCTTGCTGTAATTCTCTTGAATTTGTTTCAAATAAAATTCTAAATAAATCCGTTCCAAATTCTGGTTGTAATGGTCGTTCGCCAATTCTAGTTAATAAAAGATTTTTAAGTTTGCCATATGCAACCTGCACTGTATTATATACTGTAGAAAATGGTGTAGATGAGCTTAATGAAACATCTAGACCAAAAGCTGTAGCAGCAGCTCGATTAATTTCTACAATAACATATGGCACTATCTACCTTTCTTTTTATTTATAGCAGTCATTAAACTAGAATAATCTCTAGTTAATACTTGCTGAATTTCTTGCGGTACTTCAAACGTTTTACCTGTTTCAGGATCTTCCATTATCTTAGGAGCTACTGATTGACCAGTAATTGCAGCTTTCATATTTTCTCGCATTACACCAAAGCCCTTTGCATCTGTAGAAGTCATTCGTATTTCATCCATACCTTCATTCATCATATTAGCAAAACTATTCATTGCTGTTGGCATTTGTTCTTGTATTGGTTCCGTTTCATTTAAAACTGAAGCCCAACGATTTTCAGAGAATTGCACTGTCTTGCGTTTTGGCACAGGTGGTGGCGAAGTTTGTTGTTTTGTCTGAGGTTGTTTTATCTCCGTAATAGTAGATTGTAAACCTTCTCGAAGAATTTCAGTTAATTCTTCTTTTATAACCTCACGTACGGCTGTTTTAAGTGCTTTTATAAGTGTTTTTGAGTCCATATGATAATTTTATTATAAATATATAGATTAGTAATTTATGCCTGGAGGCCATTCTGTATCTGATAATTTTGGTCCGTAAAATATTAAGTTTTGGGTATCAACATAATAATCGCCCAATTTACCGATATCTGTGGTTGGTATTCCTTCTTGTTGAAATACTGCACTAGGAGCTTCTTGTAAATTAGATAACACATCTAATTGACGCAAAATTAAAGTTTGAATTGTAGTAGCCCTATCAAGTAAATCTTGTTCTGATACATTGATGTCTCGATAAAATTCTGATGGGTACAAATCATTGTATGTATTTATGTCAATGACATTCGTGTCTGCTGTTGATAACATTTTAATATCAGGCACATCGCCGTTACATGAACTACTTAATTTTTGTAATGCTTCTTGAATTGGTGGCATAATTACCGGCGGCAATTTATTAATTAATGTTGGGGGATATTCTGCCAATTGATTGATACATGTCAATGCATTAGTAATAGTTGCATCTTGAATGGCTTGCAATTGTTGTGCGATAAACAACGGTGCAGTTATTGGATTTGATAACTGTGCAACTGTAATTGCAGTCTTTATACTATTAGCGATATTAACTACAGCTTTTGTTACATCAACTACTTGTTGTACTTTTGGTATAGTTTGTTGTACTCTTCCAATCAATCGTTGAATTTCTTCTAGATCTTGTTTAAGTTTTTTAATTCTAGGATCATTGCAATTACAATTTTCTGGAAGTTGAATTGTATCTTGTACTATCTGTAATGATTTATCAATTAACTTGTCAGTTTCCTTTAAACCTAATTCAACTAATCGATTAGTTAATTTTCCAGCTAATTTAGGTATTTCATCTAATGGTGGTATTATTGCCATGGTTCACTTTTATTTTCTAGGATTGAATTCCATCCGATATTTTGAACTTACTAAATCATTTAATTTTTGTCGAGCAGAATTTAATTGAGTTTTTGATAGAAATCCGCCGGTTAATTCTCCACATTGTATAGGAACAAATTGCAATTGATCTAATATTTTACTCAATATATCTACCAATACATCGCCATGAACTAATGGCTGACTTGCTTTTTCTCCACCAATATAGATATTATTAGGAGTATTTAATATGATGCCTTTTTCGGAATCAATAACAGCTAAATCACGTTTAGCTCGAAGTATAATTCGGTCTGCTATTCCTACAAATTGCGAACCATTAAATGAATTATGTATTGTTAATGGTTTTGTAAGTTGTAGATCATTTAATTCTTGTGTACTAGTTAAATATAATGATGATGCATCTTGTTCTGCATTTTCTACAACAAATTCTTTTTTATTTTTATTGATAGTTCGATTCGATAATATAATAATTGGGTCGCCAGCAGTAGTATCTGGGCCGAGCCATGATGGTGTTTTATAATAATGATTACTTGGATAATTTGTAGTTAATGTGCTACTAAATCTTATACTGTTTCCGTTCCGACCTTCGATTAAAACATCTCCTTCATATGGTTGAATTGGAGAAATTGATTTTCTAGAAAAAGTATTGCCTGGTTTTATTGCATTTATTTCTTCTGCAGTACGGCCGCCGGAGATACCTGGCATCATGTTTTCATTAATAGACGATTGTATGTCAATAGTTGAATGATAATACCAAGTCTCTCTCCAAATTTTATCAGTCGTTTGTTGATTAAATGATTTATAAATTAAAACAAATTCGCCAACTAATGGAATTTTCTTTATGCTTAAATTGCCTGGTTTTGCAATATAAATTTTTTGATTGTATAATTGACTACAAGATTTTACTCGTAATGCAAATAATTCTGATAAATTTGAATTTTCAGTAGGCGTAGGAACATATTGATATGTTCTTTCATAATTTAATACTTCAGCAACATCCCATTCAATTTGATTCGTTAGCATCCTTTTCCAACTTTCGTTTTGTTATTTCAATACGTTGATTTAATATATCATTTTCATATGTAATAACATCCAATTCATCTGTAAGTTCTGCAGATAATGTTTGTTCTGCAACTCGTAACAAATGTTGTTTTTCTTCATCACTTAATAAACTATCAGCACCAGAAATTGTTTGTTTGGTTGAAATATATCTTTGAACGATTGCGGTTAATTTAACTAGATGATCATCATTTTTAACTGCAACATCTAAATATTCTTTAATTAAAGGTACAATGATTGTAGCATCTGATGCATTTTTTATCAATGGTTGCAACTGTGCAATCAATTGATTTATTTGACGATCTTTCTTTTTTGAATTATGATATACATCAGACATTAAATCTGCAAAGGTCGTGCCTTTGAATAATTCATCATTTTTGTCCATACCGTAAATCCTTTAATAATAAATATTAAAATGGCAATTTTATGAAGTCTGTTTGTTCATATGCTAAAAATTTCTCTTCATAAATTTGTTTTAATACTTTGATAACACGGGTAATATTAGTTGTTTCTAAACCTGTTCTTTCTCTAATAAAAATATAAAGAGCCTTTTTATTGAAATTTTCAATGTTTTGTCTTGTTTCAAAAATATGAAGAATTGAATCTGCTACATGAATATCCGTTGGATTTGTAAAAATATAATTTAAATTATCATAACAATAATCAATATATGCATCCATAAAATATTGCAATGTTTCAAGCATATCCGTATTATGCATTTCGATAAGAATATTTCGTTGTTCATCAACGTTAATTTCTAAAGCATCGGATTTTATTTTAGCATAACCTTTTTGATTTTCTGCAATTAAATAATTAAATGATGTTCTAGTATAATAAGAATATGCTTTGCCAGCTGCTGCATTAAATTTATCTAAACGAGCTGTCAGATATGTAACCAAATCGGTTTGAAGATCTTGAAATGAAGAATCGATGTAATCTGGTTTAACTTTATTTATGATGTTTTCAGCTAACTTCATAAATGCTGGATATATAAATCTTCTGTATATTTTTTCTCGTA